ACCGGACGAATACATTACGCAGGGATATGACATGGGGCGGGCCCGACAGGCGGTGCTGGATCAGCTGCAGCGCACCGGAACACCAGTAAGTGCCCGTGTAACAGTAGACGAGCAGGATAAATTCCGCGATGCCGCATCGGATGGACTGATGATGCGGGCTGGTGTTGCAGTGGAACGCGCGGCAGAGGGGGCACAGCAGTTTAGAGGCATGAGCCTCCGGGATCTGGCGATTGAGTGTGCGGCCCGGTCGGGAGAGGATACGCTGACTTACCTGCGGATGGACACAAGCGAATTGTACAGTGACCTTTGCAGACAGTTTTATAATCCGACAGCTGCATTTCCGGCAATCCTGGATTCCACAATTAAAAAAAGCGTAGTGCAGCTTTATAATCAGGTGCCTACTACGTTCCAGGCATGGACAACAAAAGGCAGCCTCAGTGATTTTAAAGAAAGCCCGGATCACGAGTATCTGATCGGCGGTCTGGGTGATTTTGAGGAAGTGCCGGAAAATGGGGAAATTAAGATGGATACTCCGAAAACGGAGCTTCTGCCAAGCCGTAAGCTTAAGACGTATGGAAAGCAGTTTTCAATGACCCGTCAGGCATTTATCAATGATGATATTGGATTTTTGACCAGGGTTCCGGGTCTGTATGCGACAAAGGCTAAGATGACGCTGGACAAGGCGGTGTATTCCACCATTTACAACAACAAAAAGATCTGGGATGGAAAGCCGCTGTTTGATTCAGCCCACGCAAATGTAATGACAGATGGGAACAAACCGTCTCAGGTGTCGATCCAGCAGATTATTTTACAGATGCAGAAACAGAAGGATCCATTTGGGGACGCTATTCATGTGACGCCCAGATGGATCATTGTGCCGGTGGGGTATGAGTTCGATCTTGCGGTTATCCTTCATTCGACACAGGTAACGGGCTCAGCTAATAATGATGTCAACCCGCTTTACAATTACCCCATTAATATCGTACAGACGCCGGTTTTGAATGCTCTGGCAGGGGATAAAGCGGCTCCGTGGTTCATGGTGGCGGATCCAATGAGCGCCAGATCGGTTCAGGTAGATTATCTGAATGGACAGGAGACGCCGATTGTGCGGCGCATGGAGTCACCGGGTGTACTGGGATATACTTGGGATATTTATACGGATTGGGGTATTTCTGTCCGTGATTTCCGGGGAATTGCGAAAAATCCGGGAGCAGTGATTGCATAGAAAGAGGAGGAAAGAGGATGAAAGCAGTATATGTACAGAAAGGGGAAAGCCTGGATTACCTCAATGAATCAGGGAAGGCGATTGATGCAGGAGAGGTGGTAGTGTTTGGGAGCAGAATCGGGATTGCAGGAACTTTTATTCCGGCAGGCGAGGTCGGGACGCTCCATATGAAAGGTGTATTTAAGGTTCCTAAAAAAACTGGTGAAACGATTGAAGCGGGAGCGGATGTGCATTATACGGAGGACGGCTTTTCTGCTGCTGTCGGAGTGGCTGTTTCTGATACGGAAGGTTCAGAGGTGGGAACGGCAAAGGTAGGAGAGGCTACAGTGGGCGCCAGGGCTGCTTCTGGCACATCGTCGGCTGTAGGATATGCGGTTAAAAAGGCAGAAGCCGCAGATAGCATTGTAATGATCAACTTATGATAGGAGGAAATGAGGATGTCATATACACCACATAAATGGACAGAAGGGGAAGTGCTGACAGTTGAAAGGATGAACGCACTGGAGGAAGGCGCAGCAGAGCCGGGGCCAGCAGGGCCAAAAGGAGACAAGGGTGATCCGGGAGCAGCGGGGGCCAAGGGTGAGAAAGGAGATCCAGGGGCAGCGGGACCAAAGGGGGACAAAGGAGATCCGGGAGCGACAGGGGCTAAAGGCGATAAAGGTGAAACCGGTGCAGCCGGAAAGGGAATCAAGAGTCTTGCGCTGACAACGAATGGAGAAGGAAAGGTAACGGGAGGAACACTGACGTTTTCTGATAATACGACGTCACCAGTCACTGTAACAACTGCATAAGGAGACACAAATGGGGCATGGATTTAAAGATATTATCCGGTCAGACAATATGTCAGTATTTCTCAATCCAGATGAATTTGGGGAAATGCACCTCATTGGCGGCCGCCCGATGAATATTATTATTGACGATAATGAGATGGTGGAGCGGGAGAAACGTCAGTCTGGAATGAGGGATTACCGTCAGGGCGTTTATAACCGCCAGATCCTGTTCTATGTGCTGGCAAAAACCTTTGGAGCACTTCCAGTGGTGGGGAGGAGCCTGTCACTGGACAACCGGCTTTACATGATTACAGATGCGGTAGATGAAGATGGGATCTATTCAATCAGTCTGGAGGCGGTAAGGCCGTGAGTAAGTTGATTGCCATAGGCGTTGATGCGAGCGGCGTCAACGCCGTTTTTAAACGCCTGGAATCAAAAGAGCAGACTAAGGCCCTCCGTTCTGCCCTTAACCTGACTGCGAATCAGGCCAGAACGAAACTGAGCGGCCAGGCTCAGAATACTTACACGGTTAAAAATGCTGGGTTTAAAAAGTCGATGCGCATCAGCGCCACCAGTAAATATGCGGTGATACGGGCAGAGGGCGCTCCGCTGCCCCTGAAAGATTTTAAGGTAAGTACGCGGGGCAATGTTGTCAGGGCGCAGGTGTTGAAACGGGGGCGTTTGAAACCCCTGGTAAAGGATGAAATTAAGGCTTTCGTGAACAATATAGCAAATAAGCATCAGGTGAGGAAGAAGGATTCCAAAAAAGGCAAGGCCGGATCGAGAGTAAGGCATATCGCAGTGGCACAGAGAGAGGGGAAAGAGCGGCTGGGAATTGAGGCTAAGTTCAGTAATTCAACTCCTGTGATGCTTGGCAGTGAGAAACGTGTGTACGGCGTGGTAGAACCTGAAATCGGTAAAGATCTTCAAGACAACCTGCGTATGTTTATTGATAAAGCAATGGAGAGGAACGTATGACATTAAATGAACTGCAGGAAAAGCTGATTGACGAAGTGGAGGGTATTTCTAAAGATATGTGCCTGACAGACAGCCGGGGACAGCCTGCAAGGCTGAAAGGATATCCGCAGTCTATTCCCGTTATTTCTCTGTTCCGGGACTGGAAAGAGGCGGACGGACAGGAGGACATGAATTTTGGCACACAAAGGGATGTGGAAGATTTGTTCCCCTATTTTGTTGTCCGCATTGATGGGGCGGAATATCAGGTGGATGATAAAGACGGACAGGGGAACCGAGCCAGAGTGTTTCTCGTGTTTGCCGTGGCGGATGAAAGCCCTGAGATGAAGGGATACTATACGCTTACAGCCCTTATGGAACGGGTGATACAGCGGTTCCAGGAAAATCAGGCTCTGGGGCCGTTTTGGTGCAGCCGGAAAATGAATGTGGTGTATCAGGAAGATGATACATTTCCTCAATTTTTTTCGGGAATCGAAATGCTGTGGTATTTGCCTGAAATGGAACAGGAGGGATTTTGGTAATGAGGGAGACTATGATTTATATTGGCCCGTCAATCGACCATTTGATACAGACTGGGGCTGCGTTCGCAGGAGGATATCCGCCGAAGGTGGAGGCGGCTTTGAAAAAAGAGCCGTTTTTATACGATCTGATGATCCCGGTGAGTCAGCTGGCTGAGGCCAGGAAGGAACTGAGCAAACCGGGCAGTGGTCTGGCGGCACTGTACCGCCGGGCAGAAGGAGGAAAACATGGCATATAAACATGGAATTGAAGTAACTGAGAAAGCGACGTCTGTCCGCAGTCCCTTATCTACCCAATATGGGGTTCAGGTGATTTTTGGAACTGCGCCGGTTAACCTGGCAAAGAATCCGGCGGCTGCGGTTAACAGGCCTATTAAAGTTAATACATTTGAGGAGGCGCAGGAAGCGCTGGGATATAGTGATGACTGGGAGCATTATACGCTCTGCCAGGGAATGTACGCAAGTTTTCAGCTGTTCCAGATTGCGCCGGTTATTTTTATCAATGTTCTCGACCCGGAAAAACATAACAAGGAGCTGGACGCAAAGGCGTATCCGGTACGCAATCATCGGGCCGTGGTGGATACGGCGGGCGTTCTGATGGATACGGTGGCTGTTACAGCCAAGATGGATCAGGCGCGGATCGGATCGGCTGTAGTGGGCGCAGCTGTGGTGGCAGGCGGCTCTGCAGAGTTGGAAAGAAATAAGGATTATATTTTAGATTTTGATGATTCCGGCAGGCTTGCGGTGACGCTTCTCAGCACAGGCACAGCGTATGGCGCGGCAGAGGTTACGGTGACGGCAAAGGTGCTGGCTCCTGAAATGGTGACAGAAGATGAACTGATCGGCGCGTATGATGTGGAGCATGGGACGGAAACCGGAATGGAAATTCTGCGTCAGGTGTACCCCAAATATGGGTTGGTTCCTGCGATCCTTTTAGCGCCGGGATGGACGGAGAAACCGAATGTAGGAGCGGCCCTCCAGACAAAGTGCCAGGATATCAATGGTGCGTTTCGGGCTGTATGCCTTTTGGATCTTGATACATCACAGGCGAGGAAATATACGGACTGCGCCAAGGTTAAGGCTGATATGGGGTATGATGATCCTCATGGGCTTGTTTTGTGGCCAAGGGCAGCTGTGGATGGTCGGAGCATGAGCTATTCTGCCGTGTATGGGGCTATGATGAGTTATAATACGGCAAATAACAGCGATGTACCATATCTGTACCCCTCCAATCGTACTCTGAATGTAGAGGGGGCGGTCCTTGCAGATGGAACAGAGGTATATCTGGATCAGGTTCAGGCGGGAAATCTGAATGGTGACGGCGTGGTGACGGCGTTCTGCGATCTGGAGTGGAAGTCCTATGGGAATAATACGGGATGTTACCCGGACAATACAGATCCAAAGGATCGGTGGATTGGATGCCGGAGGATGTTTGACTACGTAGCCAATTATTTTGTAGTAGAGTACAGAAGCTGCCTGGACAGCAATATGAACCCGAGGACGGTGGATGATATTGTGAACCGTTTCAATATCTGGGGGAACAGCCTGACGGCATCGGGTATGTGCGCGGGATTGCATGCCGAATACCGAAGGGAAGAGAACACCGTAGAGGATATTCTGGCAGGGCGAATGAAGCTTAGGATTTATTTTGCGCCCTATACACCGGCAGAGTACATAGGAGCTACCATGGAATTTGATGTTACCACATTGGAAAATGCAATGGCAGAGGAGGGATAAAAGATGTTTAAAACACACTTGGTCAACAGATACAATGTCTATAAGGGCGGTAAGCAGCTGATCGGAGTGGCGGGGGAATTGACGCTCCCTGAGGTGACGAACCTTACGGATACCATGGAAGGGGCAGGCACAGGCGGAAACATGGATATTCCGGTTATTGGCCTGTTGGATGATATGGAGATGCAGATCGGTTTTATGTCTCTGTGTGAGGATATCTTTTCGATTATGGATCCAACGGAGGCGACAGATCTGACAATGAACGGGGCCTTACAGGGCACAAATGCCGGGAGCGGAGCAGTGCAGTACCAGAACGTGAGCATTTCTGTTCGCGGTATTTTAAAACAGTTTTCTCCCGGAACTATGAAATCAGGGGGGCGCATGGATTCCAGTGTAACCCTTGGACTGAGCTATTATAAGATTGTCCTGGGGAGCAAGACAATGCTTGAAATTGATCGTCTGAATGGCGTGTATATTATCAACGGCAAGGATGTTTTAAAAGAAGTCCGTGATATGTGTTAAAGGAGGAGCGTATGGCAGAAAAACAGAAGGAGAAAAAGGATTTTTTAATACTGGAGCTTACATTCCCTGTGGAATGGCAGGGGAAGGAGATACAGGAACTGGATATGACGAAGCTGAGGGAAATGACAGGAGAGGAACTGAATGTGGTGTATGATCTGTATGAGACCCAGGGAGGGGACGGGATCATTATGCAGGAAGGGAAACTGCGTTTTGCTCAGCTGCTCGCTTCCCGTGTAACCGGATACCCACTGGAGGCGATTCAGAAGATCAAGGCAAAGGACAGTGTTGCATTAAAGAGCAGAGTATACCGTTTTTTCTACCTTACGGCATAGCCTGCTTTTCGGATGTCAGGGAAGCGAACCGGGCGTTTATATCTGCGGGACGGTATACAAGATCCGGCCCGCAGTTCTTTTTGACATTGACGCTTCCTAAGGCTATGCGTTATGTGCGGGATGCGGTGGAGACGGCCAGACAGGAAAAGGAAGCAATGAAAAAAAGGAGCGGTGACGGATGGCTGGTAAAAAGAGCAAGTATGAGTTAGAAATCATGATTGCAGGAGAGACGGATCGGTCTTTAGGCGCATCTATTAAGAGGGCACGCAAAGAAATCGACAGTCTGGAAAAATATGCCGGTTTGTCAGCACAGAAAATAGGGGATTCCTTTGGCGGGATGAGTGTTAAAGGAATAGATAGCCTGGGAAAAGTGGCAGATCGAGTATTTGGAACTGTGGTGAAAGGAAGCCAGATGGCTGCAGCCGGGACGGCGGGCCTTCTGGGGGCGTCTACTATGCTTGGCATGGGATTTGAAAGCCAGATGAGCACGGTACAGGCTATTTCTCAGGCTTCGGGATCAGATATGCAGAGGCTTACCGCCTTGGCTAAGAAGATGGGAGAGACCACACAGTTTACGGCGGAAGAGGCTGGACAGGGATTGGAGTATATGGCGTCTGCTGGTTGGACAACGCAGCAGATGTTAGACGGCCTTCCGGGTGTTATGTATCTGGCCGCAGCGTCGGGAGAAGATCTGGCGCTATCTTCGGAAATTGTTACTGGTGCGCTGACAGCATTTGGAAAAGGTGCAAATGAAGCAGCTAAATTTGCGGACGTTCTCGCGGAAGCTGCCGCCGCCTCTAATACGGATGTTGCAGGGTTGGGAGGGACTTTGGAATATGTAGCGCCAGTGGCTGGTGCACTGAAGTATTCTTACGAGGATGTGGCAATCGCAGCTGGACTGATGGCGAATGCAAATATAAAGGGTGAAAAAGCAGGAACCGCACTGAGAGCTACGCTGACGAACCTGGCAAAACCAACGAACCAGATGCAAGGGTACATGGATGCACTTTCACTGTCCCTGACAGACAGTAACGGAAAGATGCTCTCGTTGCGTGAACTGTTGGGAGATGCAAGGGAGGGGTTCTCTAAATTATCAGAAGCCCAGAAAGCAGAATATGCCGCTGGTATTGCAGGAAAGGAAGGGATGTCGGCTCTTCTGGCGATTGTTAATGCATCTCAGGAGGATTTTAACAAACTGGCAGAGGCAATCGACCACAGTACCGGAGCTGCCCAGGAAATGTCAAAGATTCGCTTAGATAACCTGAAGGGAGATCTGACGATTCTTTCGAGTGCTGCTGAGGGGCTGGGAATTGAGGCGTATGGAGGATTTTCGGAGGAACTGCGGGAACTGACCCAGGGTGCTACCGAAGGAATTGAAGATCTGACGGTATATCTGAAGGAAAACATACCGACAATTCGTCGGGAGGTAAAGGCGTTTGGAGAGGATATCGCAGCAGGGCTGAGCCCTGTTATGGCCTTTGGAGAATGGAGTCTGGATCATCCGAACGTAATCAAGGGAACCTTAATGGGGATTACGGCGGCGCTTGGTACATTTAAAGGCGTACAGACCTATAAGAATGGAGTCGCACTCTTAGGAAAACTTTCGGGAATGATAAGTGCGTGGCCGGTTACAGTGGCTGGACTTGCTATCGGTGGGATCGTGGGAATTGGAACGGCTATCCAGTCAGCCTACAAAGAAGCTGCAAAGGCGAACCTTGCGGAGCACTTTGGAGATATCAAGTTATCTATGGAAGAATTGGATGAGGTGGCGCGCCATGTGGTCAGTGGCGGCAGCAGTCTGTTTAATGAGATAGATGTCTTTGAAGAAACTTCCGATAAAGTGCAGGAATTTAAGGAGTCTCTAAACCAGAGTTTAAAGGAGATCAAGAAAACTGAATGGAAGTTTTCAGTGGGGATTGAGCTTGATACCAATGATACTCAGTCTTATGTAAGCAGTGTTGAAAGCTTTGTGAAGGACGCCCAGGAATATATTACAAACAGCGGATATGAACTTAAGATGGCGGTCGATATCGTATTTGGAGAAGATGATCCGTATGGCTCTGGGATACTGGAGGACAGCGATACGTTTTACCAGTCTCTTTATCAGCGCCTGATCCCTTTGCAGGATAGCTTAAATGAAGTGCTGACAGATATCACGGAAAACGGTTTTGATCTGCCAAAGCAACAGATAGTGGATGGCTATTTGAAAGAGATATCAGAAATTACCTCTTGCGTAACTGAAATTAACGTTTGGGTAACTTGGAAGGCTTGATTTTACTGGATTCTTGGAATGTGGTGTTGCAAACACGTTACAAACAGGGATTGTCAAGTTTTTTGTGGTTCTTTCCAAAGTTTGTTGAAAGTAGATGTTTTTCCTAACCATATGTGATATACTAATGATTAGTCGGACACT